ATGGCGGTACGCGACTGCGAGGGCGATCCCGACACCACGCAGCCGACCGATCTAGCCAAGCTGAAGCGGTATTTCTCCGAGGCGCGGGATCTGACGCAGGCAGCGCGGACCAACAGCCTCGCCGCCATCGACTACTTCGACAGCGACCAGTTCACGCCGGCCGAACGCGCCGCGCTCGCGGAACGCAAACAGCCGCCGGTGGTGGTGAACCGCATGAAACCGGCCATCAACGGCCTGGTGGGCGTGGTCGAGCGCAGCCGCTCCGATCCCCGCGCCTGGCCACGCAATCCGGACGAGGCCGACAGCGCCGACGCGGCCACGGACGTGCTGCGCTACATCTGCGACTTCAACAGATTCAAGGGGATCAAGCGCGACTGCTTCACCGACATGCTGGTGCCCGGGACCATGGCCGCGCTGATGGGCGTGGACGAGGACCGCAACGTCACGGTGACGCAGATCCGCTGGGAGGAGTTCTTCGGCGATCCGCGCTCGCGCCGGCGCGACTGGAAGGACGCGCGCTATCTCGGCATCGCCAAGTGGATGTACGCCGACGACGCCCAGACGCTCTATCCGGACAAGGCGCAGGCCATCGAGGCCACGGTGGAGAACGGCGTCGGAGGGGGCATGATCCCCGACGCGTCGTACCAGGACCGGCCGCTGCAAGGCTCGTCCACCGGCGGCGCCTGGGTCGACCGCAAGCAGCGCCGCCTGATGGTGGTGGAGATGTACTACCGCGAGGGGACGTGGAAGCGGGCGGTGTTCACCGGCCAGGATGTCCTGGAGGCCGGGGCGTCGCCCTATCTCGATCACAAGGGCCGCGCCGACTGTCCGATCGAGGCCATGAGCGCCTATGTGCGGCGCGACAACATGCGTTACGGCGTGGCCTGGGACATGATCTCCATCCAGGACGAGATCAACAAGCGCCGGAGCAAGGCGCTGCACCTCCTGGCCGTGTCCAGGGTGCAGGCCAAGGACCCGAGCGCCATGGGCCAGGACCGGGACGTGGTGCGCGGGGAGGCCGCCCGCCCGGACGGGGTGATCCCGCCGGGCTGGGAGATGGCCCCCAGCGTCGCCGAGTTCCAGGGCAATGTGGAGCTGATGCAGGAGGCCAAGGCCGAGATGGAGCGCATGGCGCCCAATCCGGCCGTGCTGGGGCGCGACGGCCAGGATTCCTCCGGCCGGGCCTTGCTCGCCCGCCAGCAGGCCGGCCTGGTGGAGCTGGCGGTGATCTTCGGGGCGCTGGAGGACTGGGAGCTGCGCGTCTATCGCCAGATGTGGGCGCGCGCGAAACAGTTCTGGACGGCGCCGCAATATATCCGCGTGACCGACGACGAGAACGCGCCGCGCTTCGTGGGGCTGAACCAGCCGGTGCTGGGACCGCCGGTGGTGGGGGCCGATCCAGAGACGGGCATGCCGGCGCTGATGCCGAACGTGCTGGGCTACAGGAACCGCGTGGCCGAGATGGACGTGGACATCGAGGTCGACGCCCAGCCCGATACGGGCACGGTGGCGCAGGAACAGTTCAACGAGGTGGTGCGGCTGGTGGGCATGAGTCCGCTCTATCAGCAGCAGATCAGCGTGGTGCAGCTCCTCCAGCTATCGACCATCCCGCACAAGCGCAGCCTGATCGACGCCATCAAGCAGGGCCAGGAAGAGGGGCAGGAGAAAGCCGCGGCGGCGCAGCAGCTGCAGGCCGCTCACGCGGTGGCCAAGATCCACGAAACCCAGGCCAGCGCGCTGGAACACGCGGCGTCGGGCCAGGCGAAGATGATCAACGCGCTGAGCGAGGCGCACGCGGTCCACGCCGACCACGCCGCCGCCGGCTTCGAGGCGGGGGTGAGCGCGCAGAATGGTCAACAGCAGGGACAAGGCTACCAGACGCAGCCGGGGCAAGCGCCCCAGCCTCCACAGATGCCGAACCCGCCGGCATAAGCAGCATGTGGAAGTCGATCGGGACCAGTTGGGATTGCCGTTGGAGGAATGAACGAACTCTGCGTGACACAATGACCCGTTGCCAAACCGACCCAAATTAGAGTTAGAGTTTCAAGGGTCGTTAATTGGATCGGAGGAATGTCCGGTTGCGAAATTCGCGCATCCAATCGACCTCCCCTCCGTTGACAGGCGTGGTTCGAGACGACACATGAGCGGCATGCCGAAAGTTTACAAAACTCTGCCGGGCACCACGGGTGTCGTGGCCACGGCGCGTGGCCATGAGGCCATCTCTTGCTCGAATCGAGGAGGTGTCGCGTCCTTTTACGTTCCGCATCATGGTTCGTCCTCCGTCGCGAGGCAGATCCTTAAGGGAATGACGACCTTTACGTTCTTCCCTGACACTACGAAGGCTCTTCATCGCGCAGCGAAGGACGGCATGCGGGTTGATTGGGCTCTCGTCGGGTGCGACTTGGAGGGAGCGATGCGCGCATGGTCGGAGAATCCCGCGCCACAGAAATCTGAGCGGAAGGTTGCCTGAAGACCCCGCGCCGGAAGAAACGCTTCCGACAGACCCTCGGGCCGATCCGCCCGCTGAATCGGTTCAAATAAAAGAGCTTTTGCAGCCGTTTGTCAGGCCGGGCCAGGAAGACCATGCGGCCATGGCCGTGATGACGCTCATGCATGAGCGTTTTAGCGGCCCGCTGCCACCGGCGCGGGAATTCAGGGGATATGAGGATGTGCTCCCTGGCGCCGCCGCAAGAATTCTAGGAATGGCCGAGCGCAACCAAGCTCACCGACATGCGCAAGAGAGCAAGGTCGTCACCGGCAGCATAAGCTCCGACACACGGGGGCAGAATTACGCACTGATCGCCCTCGTTCTAATTATGGCGGTGGTCACTGCGATCAGCCTATTCGGCCACCCAAAAGAAGGGGTGGCGCTAGGCATCGCTATAACGATTGCCATTGTCCTAGGCTTCCTTGGTCAGAAATTCATTCCATCGAAGGACCAAGATGGCTCCGGCGATTCAAATGGGGAAGCAACCTAAAGCCAGCTACTGTCGCCTCGAACGCCAACCACGACGACAATCTCCTGATGATGCAATCGCCCACGCCCAAGGCGCTCTCCAAGCTCTCCGATGCCGAGTGCCGCAGGCACTTTGTCGCCATAACCCATGACCTTATAAAAATAGCTGGGCTTCCGAAGTCTTTCTGACGATCCCCAGGATTCCCGCGGGCAGCCGGCAGGGGCATTTGGGGCGGAAGCTATGCCGCTGGCTCCGGCTTCGGTTCGCTGTACTCGCTGACCTCACCGGGAAGTTCGAACGCGTAGCGAAGGAAAGTCTCGGTGAATAGTCGGAGGGGCGTGGCATCCTCCTCGTCGAACGCCTCGGGGTCGTGAAGCGCTTCGTTCCCCTCAAGCCTGACATGATGCGCCCAGGACCACATCTCTGGGGTTAGCCGCACCTCTCCGGGCGAGTGCGTGAGTGCAGTTGTGGCGGCCTATCAAGGCTTAGAAGACGCGGACGCGCGCTCGGCCTTCGTCGCGGTGATCGCGAGTCGCCTCGCTATCCAATCAATCATTTCCGCCGCCGGGCAGCCTTTGGGCTAACGGGCGTATCGAGCGCCAGCACTCGTCTTGCTGGATGGGCCGCCGCTAGGCGGGCGTATCGGGCCGCCGCCGTCGCGGGCGAGGGAAGATCATGGACAACAATCCGTTGGAGACGCTCCCCGGCGAAAAGCCGGCGAGTGAGGAAACGCACGTCGACACCCCATCCGGCGCTTCGCGCCACCTTCCCCATCGAGGGGAAGGAGGAGTCATGTGTCTCATAGAACACATCAAGAACAATCTACCCGCCGCCGGGGATCGGGCGATTCGGTCGGTCAGCGCCGTGAGCTGACAGCCGCCGCCGGGTTTGCGGGCGTTTCAGGCCGCCGCTGTTCGGGCGAGGGAAGATCATGGACAATAATCCGTTGGAGACGCTCCTGGGCGATGAGCCCGAGGGCGAGGATGGGCGCGTGGGAGAGGCGGCGGCGGAAGCTCCGCCCCCGCCCCTCGCCGCCGAACCGGGCCAGGTTCCCCTGGGAACCCTGCTCGACGAGCGGGAGCGGCGCCAGGCGGCGGAGAAGCGCGCCGCTGACCTGGAAAGCCGCATCGCGGCCGAGCAGCCCCAGCCGCCGGCGAGCCCCGAGGAGCGGTTCGAGGCCCAGCGCTACGCCGACAACCTGCGCTATTCGCGCAAGTTCGCGGACAAGGCGTATGGGGCCGAACTCGTCACCACGGTGCACGACTGGGCGTTCGCCAAGTGCGCCAGCGATCCGTTCTTCAACGCGCAGATGCGGTCCAGCGACGATCCCTACGAGGCCGCCATGCAAGCCTACAACCGGGAGCAGATCCTGGCCAAGGTGAGCCCCGGCGATCTCGAAGCTTTCGAGGCCTGGAAGGCGGCCAACGCCGCGGCCCAGGCGCAGACACCCGCCACAACCCCGGCGGCCCGGGCGCCGCTTCCCCGATCGCTCGCCGACGCCCCGGGAACGGGCGGCGCGGGCCGGAGCCACATTCCCGTGGGTCCAGGAGAAGCGTTCGCGGCCGCCATATCCCGATAAGGAACCCCGACCATGGCCGAAACCATCCTCGCCACCGCCTCGGAGCGGCAGGTGTGGGTGACCACGTATTTCCAGGAATACGTGCGTCAGTCGCGCTTCATGCCCTACATGACCAACGCCGACCTCAACAAGGGCGGCATCATCCTGACCAAATTCCAGAAGGAAGAAGAGAACTTCCGCACCGTGAACATCCCGTTCATCGGCCGCCTGAAGGCCGCCGGCGTGACGGGGGCGACCGTGCTGGACGGCAACGAAGAGGAGCTCACCAACTACAACTGCCCGGTGACCATCGACTGGCGCCGCAACGCCGTGCGGCTCCCCAAGTCGACGACGTTCCGCACCGAGATCAATCTGTGGGATGCGGCGCGTGACGCGCTTCGGGTATGGGAATCGGAGAAGCTGCGCGACGACATCATCAAGGCCATGGGGTCCATGATCGTGGATGCCAACGGCACGGTGGTGAACTTCGACGTGGCCACGGTGACGCAGCAGAACACCTGGGCGGCGGCGGTTCCCGACCGCGTGCTGTTCGGGGCGGATATCGACTACTATTCGCCGACCTTCGCCACGGCGCTCGGCAATATCCCGACCTCGTCCACCGCCTCGGCGGCGATCATGAGCAAGGGCAAGCGCATCGCCAAGCTGGCCGATCCGCACATCCGCCCGTTCCGGGCCACGGAGGGCGACGGGCGCGAGTTCTATGTGGCCTTCCACGGCAGCCGCACGTTCCGCGACCTGAAGCTCGATACGACCATCGTCAACGCCAACACCCAGGCGCGGGCGCGCGAGTCCGACGGCATGAAGGACAACCCGCTCTTCCAGGACGGGGACCTGCTCTACGACGGCGTGATCCACCGGGAAATCCCGGAGATCGATCTCTACTTCGGCTCGACCAATCCCAACGGCGGCGCGGTGCTGAACGGCTCGGGCGGCTCGGGCGGGGACATCCGTCCGGTGTTCCTGTGCGGCGGCGGCGCGGTGGGCATCGCCTGGGGGCAGGAACCCACCCCGCGCACCGACATGATCAAGGACTACGGGTTCCGGCCCGGCGTCGCCATCGAGGAACTGCTCGGCGTCAAGAAGATCAACTTCAACGGCGTCGACAACGGCATGGTCACGATCTACTGCGCGGCGGCGGCCGACGCCTGACGGCGGCGCAGCTTCATTGATCTCCCCCTGCGCAGCGGGGGGAGTACGCCCGAAGGGCGGGAGGGGGGCGGGGGCCGCGCGCCGGCGCCCCTTCACCCGCCCCCTCCACCACTTCGTGGTCCCCCTCCCCCGCTTCGCAGGGGAGGAATGGCCACGCGCTTCCTCATCCTCACAACAGGAGACCCCCATGGCGGTCTATCAGGCTCCCAATGTCACCACCTATGGCTACCAGCCTCCGGGCACGGGCCATGGCGAGGCGCAGATCACGCAGCACCTGTACGCCAAGGCGTTCTGCGGCGCGGCGCTGGCGGCGAACGACACCATCCAGTTCGGCTATATTCCCAACAACGCCGTGGTGGACGGCGTCATCCTCAAGGCCGACGCGCAGCTGGACACCGGCGGCTCGCCGACCCTGGCGTTCGACCTGGGCGTCACCGGGACCGCGCAGCTGTTCAAGGCCGCGGTGACCACCGTGGGCCACGCCGGCGGCGCGTCGGCCGACGCCACCAACACCGGCGCCGGCACGCTCTACAAGAACACGACGGGGGCCAAGCAGCTGGTCTACGCCACGGTGCACACCGCGGCCGAGACGGCCGCCGCCAGCGGCACGATCGAACTGAGCCTGTCCTACTGGCTGCAGGACACGGTCGGCTCGCAGGCTTGAGGCCGAGCGCTCTCCCCCCGCGAAGCGGGGGGAGTACGGCTGAAAGCCGGGAGGGCGGCGGGGCGTGAGCGCCGGCTCCCCTTCACCCGCCCCCTCCACCGCTTCGCGGTCCCCCTCCCCCGCTGTGCGGGGGAGGATCCTCCGATCAGGAGTTTCCACATGATGATCGACAGTACGCTGACGGCCGGGTTGGCCGGGGCGGCGGTGATGCTGTTTCTGGGCGCGGCGCCGTTTTTCGTGGGCTGGGGCTCGCTGCACGCCATGATCGATGCGCTGAAGGCGCGCATGGCGGCGGCGGAGACCGAGCTGGCCACCATCGGCCGGCTGCAGGCGGACGTGGCCTATGTCCGCGGACAGATCGACGGCCTGCTGCGCGAGCTGCAGGGCCGCAGGACGGCGCCATGACCACGCCGTTCCTGATCGGCGATCTGCAGCGCGACGAGGGCCTGAGGCTGACCGCCTACCAGGACAGCGTGGGCGTGTGGACCATCGGCTATGGCCACACGCCGGCGACGCCCGGCGAGACCTGGACGCAGGACCAGGCCGACGCCGCCCTCGGCGCCGACATCGCCGCCGCCGAGCGGGGCCTGGACGAGGCCCTGCCGTGGTGGCGCGCCCTGGACGACGTGCGCCAGGACGTGATCGTGGAGATGGCCTTCAACCTCGGCGTCGCCGGCCTGCTCCAGTTCAAGATCATGCTGGCCGACCTGCGCGCCGGCGCCTTCGGCCTGGCGGCCGCCGCCATGCTGATGAGCCGGTGGGCCGACCAGGTGGGCGACCGCGCCATGCGCCTGTCGATCCTGATGGAGAAGGGGGCGCGGCCATGAGCGGCGCCTTCGACCTCGCCGCCGTGGCGGTGATGGGCCTGATCGGAGCCGGCGTGCTGTGGCTCGCCCCCGCCAGCGCCCACGACGTGTGTCTCGCCATCGTGTCCGGCCTGGCCGGCGCGCTCACCGGAGCGGCCAAGGCCGCCCGCAACCCCCAGCCCTGAAACAAGGAGATACCCCCATGTCCTGGTTTACCGTATTCGCGCGCTCCGTCGGCCTCGGCGGCGTGCTGGACGCCGTGGAGGCGGCGGAGAAAAGCCCGTCGCCGGCGACCATCTCCGGCGCCGTCACCTCCGTGGTGAGCGCCGTGCCGTCCGCGGCCAACGTGGCCATCACCGACGTCGGGACGATGGCCGGCAATGTGGTCATCGGCGCGGCGACCAAGCTCGATCCGGCCGCCGGCAAGATCGCCGCCGCCGTCGTCGGCCCCATGCTGGCGGAGCTGGAACAGGTGGCCGAGAAGTGGCTGGCGGCCGAAACGGCCGGCGCGGCCTAGCGGCGGACGGAGGAACCCGGGCGGCGCAAAGGGCGTTCTTGGCCTCGAGGGGCAGAGGATCGACGATGAGCGCCGCCCATACCTACAGCATCGACATCATGAGGCTGCCCGGCTCGCCGGAAGTGTGGGAAGTGGACGCCATGGACGAGGACCGCACCAGCGTCGTCAGCCAGATCTACTTCTCCGGCCCCGATGCGCGCCGGCGGGCCGACGAATATGTGAAGCTCAACTTCGGCCTGTTCGTCGAAGTCCGCGTAGCCTAGGCCGGCCCGCCCTGGTCCCCCTCCCTCCCCTTCATGGGGAGGGTGGACCGCGCATCGCGCGGGACGGGTGGGGGACGCCGCCCCACCCCATCCGACTTGCTTCGCAAGCCACCTTCCCCATCGAGGGGAAGGAGGGAGGGCTTTTCCTTGAAACGGAGGCGACCCCATGCCCACGTGCCGGGTTGTCATCGCGGACGCCTTGCGCGCCCTCAAGGCGATGGCGCCCGGCGACATGGCGCATATCGACCAGCTGAACGCGGGGCTCTCCGCCATCCAGAACGTGGCCCTGGAGCTGCACGAGGCGCGAGGTCCCTTGCTGGACGTGGATGTGCCCGGGCCCACGTGCGCCGATCCGCCCAGCCCCATCACCTATATCCCCAGCGAAAACCAGCGCATCCGCATCCAGGCCGGCTTCACGGTCACGGTGACGCTGCCCAATTCGATCCCGTTCCATGACGGCTATGACCCCTACGACTACGGCTTCAACCCGGCCCTGAACGACTGGGGCGCCTACGCGGCGCAAGGCAGCACCTCGGCGGCCGACCACATCCTGTATCGCCAGCCCAGGGACGGCGCGCGCATCGAGATCGTGGGGACCACGCAGCAGCTGTTCTTCTACCGCGCCGACATCAACCAATGGGTCGGCGCCTATGACATGCGGCTGGACGACGAGATTCCGCTCAACGCCCGCTACGCCGGGCCGTTCGGGGCCATGGTGGCCGAGCGGCTGATGGAAGAGCTGAGCGTCGACGAGCCCAGCCCCGGCTTCGCGCGGCGCGTGGCCAATGCGCGGGCGGTGATGTTCACACGGAGCGGCGTGCGCCCGGCGCCGGTACGGGGAGAATATTTTTGAGCACCAGCGGCAAGAGCGCCTCCGACGGCGGAGACGAGCTTTACCTCGACACCGTCCAGCCGGCGTGGCCGCAGACCAAGCCGGTGCTGGAGGTGGAAGGCGCGGACAAGCTGCTGGCGCAGACCGGCTATCTCATCACCGGCCAGAGCGCGGCGGAGGACGTATGATGCGCAAACGCGCCCTGCTGGCGGCCGGCGCCGCCGTCGCCCTGGCCAGCGCCGCGGCGGCTCAGAACGAGCCGATCAGCGGCCTGCAGCCGCGCGGGACGGTGCAGAGCACCGACCTCATCCCCATCCTGCCGGCGGGCGCGCCCAGGATGCTGTATACGACGGTGGGCCAGCTGTGCTCCACCGGCTGCGGCGGCGGTTCGGGCAGCGTCACCAGCATCGTCGCCGGCGTCGGCCTCACCGGCGGGACGATCACCGCCAGCGGCACGATCGCGCTCGCCAACCCCTCGGCGGTGACGCTGGGCGGGGTGGAGAGCCTGGCGGCGGCGGCGCACGAATGGATCAACCAGATCTCCACCAGCGGCGTCCCCGGCGCCACGCGGCCGGCGTGCGGCGATCTTTCCGACGCCACCTTCTGCAACACCAGCGAGACCAACGGCGTCACCCTGGCCAACCTGGCCCAGGCGGCGGCCAACACGGTGCTGGGGAACGCGAGCGGATCGACGGCCGACGTCACCGCCATCGCAATGCCCTCGTGCAGCGGCGCGGCCCAGGCGCTCAACTGGACCAGCGGGACCGGCCCAGGATGCGTGACGATATCCGGGGGCGGAAGCGGCCCGACCTATAGCGGCTACGAGATCGATTACTTCTACAACCCCTCGGAGCTGACCAAGCCCACAGCGGGGGCCAACAGCCAAACCAATCTGTCCGGCGCAGGGCAGGGCATCACCGACATCAACGGCGGCGTTTGGAGCGTCACGGCCCAGGTTCTGACCGGGACCACCGACACCACCAACGGCACGCAATTCCTGCGCGACTGGGGCCTGCTCCCGAGCGCCTCGACGCCGGTCGGCGTCAACCAAGCCATGGTCATCGACCTCGACCCCGCCGACGCGGCCAATGTGTTCGCGGTGTTCCGGGGCGGCTCGGGAACCTCGACGGGCTATTTCGTCGGGGCGAACAACGCCACCGGCGCGTCGAAGATCATGGTCTACAATTCGGGATCATTGGTCGCGAGCGCCACCGGCTCGCCTTCGGGATTCGTCTCTGGCCATACGCTCCGCGTGACCGCCGAGGTCGTAGGATCGAGCCCTACCGCGATCAGCGTCGCCGTGGTGGACCGCGCCACTGGCCTAACCGTTTCCAGCACCACGCTGTCGGACAACACCAGCGGGCTGCAGAGCGGGACGGTCAGCTCCATCGCCGTGGGCAACAACGCCGGCGCGGCGACTGCCCAGAACGGCGTGATCGACCAATTCGTCATCTACGACCCGACGGTGCCGATCCATCCGCGCTACGTGGCCTTCATCGGCGACAGCATCACCTATGGCCAACAGGTCTCCGACGCCGGCACCAACGGGGGCACCCTGGTGGGCGACAACCCCGCCGCCCAGGCCTACGCCATCCTTGGGACGCTCTGGGGCGGCGTGAACCTCGGCAACCAGGCCGCGCAGACCTTCCAACTCAATGGCGCGATCCAGCAACGTCTAGCGACCCTCGGCAACCTGCGTCCGGTCCAATGGGCCGTGGTCATGACGTCGATCAACGACCTCGGCCGGGGGCAGACCGTGGCGGCCACCGAGGCCGATATCCTCACCATGGTCGCGAACATCCACGCGGCCGGCTTCAGGGTACTCCTGTCGACCATCCTGCCAATCGGCTCCGGCTGCACGGTATACAACGCCTACGGAACAACGCCGGCCGGCATCAACACTAACGCGGCGACCCTAAACACGTGGCTCCGGGCGAACTGGCAGACCTTCGCCGACGCCTTCACCGATCCGGCCAACGACAGCCGCCTCAGTGCCTACAGCAGCACCTATTGGTATTCGGACGAGCTGCACCTGAACAACGCAGGATCGGCGGCGCTGGGCGGCATCTGGGCGCCGGACCTTTCCGCCGCCGCCACGCCGGGCCTGGCGATCTACAACCAGGGCGCGCTGACCACCAGCGCGGCGCGGAGCCTCAATTTCACCGGCGCAGGCGTCACCACTACGGACAATGGCCTGGGCGGCGAGACGGTGACCATCGGGGGCGCTCCCAACGCTCTGGCGCTGATCTCTTCGGTCACCACGTCCGGCTCGCAGTCGACGGTGAGCTTCACTTCAATCCCGGGCACCTACACCGACCTGATCCTGAAGGTGGTTGGCCAAGCGAGCACTTCCGGCGGTGTCCGCGCGGTCTCGGTGCAGTTCAACGGCGACACTGGAAACAATTACGATTGGATCTACACCGGCTTTACCGGCACCTCGACCAACGTCACCACCACTTCATTCAACACAAACTCTGTCCTCGTCGGCGCCATTCCCGATACGCTGCTTTCTGGCGGTCAGGGTCAGTTCACCGCCGAATTCGACAACTACTCCGGGACCACGTTCAAGAAGAGCGCGTCGGGCTATACCGGTGTCGTTGCCGGAACGACGGCCGCGAACGCCTATGGACTGACCTACGGGGGCGATTGGCACAACACCGCCGCGATCACCTCGATTACCGTGGGGCTGAGCAGCGGCAACTTTGTCAACGGCACGATCGTCGCGCTCTACGGGAGGAACTAACGAAACGGCGGAACACCATGATCTCGTCGCCCAGAGGACGCGACGATAGTGCCACTGGCGCGATGCGACTTCGGCCCCTAGAGTTTCCCGATGGCTGGGGCGGCTAAGCTGGCAGATTGCCAACTCTCAGAGGCGACGGCTCGCCCTCGCGGTTTTGGAATCCTGGCCGCTTACGCCGTCATCCTCGCCGCGTTCATGTTCTCCGCGTTGATCCTTGCCGCGTATCGTCCCCTGTGGATGGACGAAGTGCTATCGGTCATTCCCGCGTCGCTGCCGACCGTCGCTGATACGATTCGAGCGGTATGGAACGGCGCTGAATTTTCGCCGCCAACCTATGATCTGCTGCTGCGAGCTGTCTTGGGAATCGCGCCTGGCCTGCCGGTCAATCTGGCCGTTCGGCTTCCCTCAATCATCGCGGCGCTGCTAGCCGCGTGGTGCGTCGCGCAAGTGTTGAAGCGCCACCTGAGACCACTGCCGGTCTTGGTGGCGTTCGGCCTCACACTGGCGATGGGCTTGTTCGACTACGTATTTCAGGCGCGTCAGTACGCGCTGCTCGCGATGCTTCAGATCGCGGCGCTCTGGCTGTGGAAGGAGGTCGACGTCGGCGAACGACGCTGGGTGCGTCCAGTTGGCCTCTGGTGCGTTCTGGCGCTCGGGGTGTCACTCCACTTTTACGGAGTGATCGCGGTCAGCGTGATTGCCGTGGCCGAGGCCGCGTTATTCATCCGGCGGCGTCAGCTACGCTTAGCCGTCATCGTGCCGCTGCTCGCCACGCTGCCGATCCTGACGGCCTGGGCGCCCTTCGCCGCGCACCTGAGCGTGCTCAACAGCGCGGACGTCGCTGGCGCGGCATACTACGGACGCGTAGGCCCAACCCCGCTCACCGAGGCGATCCGCGAGATCGCACTGGGCAACTCGGTTGGAATGATGCTGCTGTTCGGCGTGGCCTTGATCGTCGCCGCCGTAACTTGGCTGGGACCGAAGGATCCCGCACCCGCGATTGAAAGGTCAGAACTACTACAAATCGTCGTGCTGGCGCTCCTGGCGATCATCCCGATGACGTTCATTTTCTCGGCTTTCGTCACGCACACGTTCAGGCCCCACTACGCGATTGGCGCGGTTTTTCTGGCCCCGATCGCCGTCGCCATGTTGCTGGATCGGATCCCACAATCTCGGCTCGCCTGCCTCTTGGTGATCCCGTGCATCGTGCTTGGTCTGGCCTGGAACGTCATTGTGGCGACCAATCATTTCCCGGGTGCGCCTCCGCAGATCGAGGCGGCGGCGCGCGGCTCGAACGTTCCAGTTGTGATCTCCGAAGGTCGCCTATTCCTGGAGATGTGGCAGGCCGCGTCGCCAGGGTTGAGGGCCCGCATGGTGTACCTACGGCTGCCTGACGGCGCGTTCCGCGCGGACCCGACAAACGACAACCAGGTTAAGATAATGGCCGGAATAGCGCATGGGATCGACATCGTCCCGGTCGATGAGTTCCTCGGCGCCAATAGGCGGTTCTACGTGGTGACCGCCTACGAAGGTCTACGGAGTCCGCTCCTAACGACGCTGGCCGCCAGATGCGCACTGGGACCGCTGGCCCTCCGGACCGACGAATTGGAAATGCTGCGCGCCGGCACTGGTGCGACGTATCAGGGGTGCGTCCCAGCCCTCCCCTAATCCCATCCCGCCCATGAGGGAGCCCAGCCATGTCCCTCCTGCTGCGTGACGTGATCCAGCGGGCCTTGCGGCTCAACGGCTCTCTGGCGGCCGGCGACGACGCCGCGCCTGACGACATGGCCGACGCGCTGCTGGCGGCCAACACCATGAAGGCGGCCTGGTTCGGCACGCTGATCGGCGGGCGCATCACCGAGCAGACCGTGGCGGGCGGTCCGATCCAGGCGGAGAACGGCGGGGAGTATCCCATTCCGGCGGGGACGGCGTTCACGGTCAATGCGCCGGCCAATCCGCGCTCGGGCGCGAGGTTCGGGGTGGTGGACGCGGGGCTGGCCTTTGGAACGACAAGCTGCACGATCAATCCGAACGGGCGGCTGATCGAGGGCGCGGCGGCGAGCCTGGTGCTGAACGTGAACGGCGCGGGCGGGCGGTGGTGGTATCGCGGCGACACGGGCGACTGGGTGGCCGAGGCGCCGTGGACCGACCCCGGCAACGCCATCGAGTTTCCCGACGCCCTGATCGCCTACATGCCCTACATGCTGGCCATCGTCATCGCGCCGGAGTTCAACACCGAGCTGCGGCAGGACGTGATCGCGGCCAACAGCGAAGGCCGCGCGGCCTTCGCCCGCACCTATGCGCCCCGGGGCATGAACGTGGTCGAGCCGCCGCTGGGCGCCCCGCCGGCGCGAGCGACCGTGGCGGGGCAGGGCGGCTGAACCGCAGACGACGCATGTGGGCGGAGATGTGATCGGATCGGTCGCATGGGACACGACAGACGGGGCACTCGCTGTGCGACAACCCTCAAACGGGGCCGTGTGGGGAAGTTCGCGCGGCCTTTTTGCTCCTCCACGCTGGCGCCATTGGCCCGTAACCACTATCTGGAACACGTAGGTACAGGGTGTGACATCAATACCCTAGACCTCCTCCTCATGACGCCATAGCATACGGCTGATGAGGGAACTCTCGCTCCGGCGAGGTTGTTGAGGCCCACACAGAGTCCTACCGAATGTGTGGGCGACAGGAGATCACAATGGAAGAAACTCATCGCCCAGGGCCGAGGGCCGTTGGCGTTGTGCCTGGCCCTCCGTTGGTTCCCGAGCCGTTCCCCGCCGACTACCACGACGAGATTCCCGAAGAGATGTTCGCCCTGATCGATGAGCTATGCCCTCAGGACGTCCTCGCGGGAGGCAAGACGCTCGCCAAGTTCGAGTTCTAGTCGTCGGTGGCCGCGTATCCTCCGGCCACCCTACCGAAACCCATGGACGTCGTGTGGTGCCGGTTTCCTTACGACGAGAAGCCCGGAGTGCCGGGAGTTACACCGCACCCTGGGCTTGTGTTCGCCGTAAACGAATACAAGCCCGGCTTGTTCTCGGTGAGGGTCGCCTATGGCACGTCGAATCTCAAGACGGAGTCGCGCCCGCACGATCTTCGGATCGGGAACTTTCGCGCTATGCAGCACGCGGGGCTTTATCAGGCCACGCGGTTCGACCTAGATCGACTCAAATGGCTAATGTGGGACGATGCCTGGTTCGTGAGTCCCGACCCGGACAAGTATCCTACGCCGAAGATCGGGAGTTTGCTCTCCGACAGTGCGGACAGGCTTCGCAGGTGCATTGCGCGACGACAGAAACTTGGTCTGCCGGTCCCCTAGGACCGATTTGCGCTCGTTGAAGCGGAACGCTTGTTCCACCACTTAAATCGAGCTTACCGGCTCGATAGTCTGGAGGTCGCCCATGCCCGACACCGGAGGCGTGCAGGGGCAGGGATCGGCGCCGGCGGCGCAGATCGCGCAGTTCCGGTCGGACGGGTTCACCGGCTCGACGGGGCTTCGGGTTCCGTTCTTCTCCGATGCTTTCAGCAGAGCGTTCGGCTTTCCGGATGTGCGGCCGATCAACATGATCAGCGAGGCGACGCCGATCCGCGAGGAGCGGCCCTATGCGGCCTATGTGGGCCTGCGCGAGGTGCGCTACACGCGCCCGGCCATGGTCGGCGGCCTCAACGACGGCGCCGGGCCGGTGCGCGGGGCCTATTGCAACAGCGGGGTGTTCGCCGGCGACCGGTTCGTGGTTTCGGGCGGGACGATCTACAAGGGCGGGGTCTCGTTCGGGGCCATTCCGGGGAGCGACCTGGTGCGCTTCGCCGCGTCGCCGGCGCAGATCATCGTCGTGAGCGAGGGGACGGCCTATCTCTATAGCGGCGGGAGCGGGCCGTTCGCGCCCATCGCCAACGGCGTGCTGCCGGCAGTGATCGACGTGGCCTACCTCGCCGGCCGGTTCGTGTTCGCCTGCGAGGGCTCGGCGACCTTCTACTATTCGGAGATCAACGACGGGGGGAACGAGACGGGCCTGGACTTCGCGGCCAACAACGACAGCCCGGCCAATGTGGTGGGGCTGTCGATCCTGAACGACCAGGTGGTGTTCTTCACCACCGACACGGTGGAGTTCTGGAGCCCGAACACCACTGTCGACACCACCGACACGGCCTCGCCGTTCAATCCGGCCGAGGGGCGCGGCTTCCAGCGCGGGTGCGCGGCCCGCGACACCATCCAGTTCGCCGACGACGCCCTGTTCTGGGTCGGCGACAACGGCGTGGTCTACCGCAGCGCCAATACGCCGACGCGGATCAGCTCATCGTCGATCGAGGACAAGATCCGGCAATGCGCGGACTGGTCGGGGCTCAATGCGTCGGTGATGACGTTCGAGGGCCATGAATTCTATGTGCTGAATGTCCCCGGCGTGGGGACCTTCGCCTATGACATCAGCCGGGTGGGCTCGATCGAGGGCGCCTACGGCGATTCCTACAACCGCGGCGAATGGGGCGAGTGGCAAAGTTTCCAGCGCGAGACGTTCCGCGGCCGGGTGGCCGTGCGGATCGGCTCGGTGACCTACTGCGGCGACGATACGACCAACGACCTGTGGGAGATGCGGGTGGGGGCGTGGACGGACGCGAACGGGCCGCTGGTGCGGCAGGCCAGCGCCTTCATCAAGATCGAGGAGGGCCGGCCGCGCATGGATGGGCTGGTGCTGCATTGCGTGACCGGGGTGGGCAACGGCGTCGCGCCGGGCGTCAATCCCATGGTGGAGATGCGCTACAGCGACGATCTGGGGCGCCTGTGGAGCCGCTGGCGGGCTGCGCCGCTGGGTATGCAGGGCGACTATTCGACGCGGGCCTATTGGCAGAGGCTGGGCCAGATGCGCGCGCCGGGGCGGCTGATCGAGGTGCGCTGTTCCGATCCCGTGGACGTGGCGTTCTCGCACCTCGAACTCAACCCGCTGCGGCCGGCGAGCTGATCCGAAGATGTTGATCCGCAGATGACGCAGATAAGAAGGGATTGTCGCGCTTCGCGCGAAGTACGCGCCGCAGCCACTCTCAAGGCCGACCGCAGGTCGGCGAGTCTTCCTTCATCTGCGTCATCTGCGTCATCTGCGGATACCTAAAATGACCGCTCAGATCGTCCCGGCGCTGGATTTCAGCGCGCAGATCGTGGACCCGCGCACGGGGCGCCTGACCCCCTATGGCGACGCCTTCCTGCGGGCGCTGTTCAACCGCACCGGCGGCCAGAGCGACAAGGTCGAGGCGGCGAGCGTGCTGGCCAGCGGCGCCGTGCCGCAGGGGACCGAGGTCATCGCCGGCGGCGGCTTGCAGGTGGGCGGCGCGCTCGGCGGCAATGTCGGCCTGGCGCTGTATGCGGCCATGGACGCGGTGGCGAGCCTGCCGGCGACGGGCGTGCAGGAAGGCGATTTCGCCTACGCGATGGACGGTCTCAAAAGCGGCGAGTCGAGCGGAAGCGGCACGGGGACGCCGTGCTGGTTCTCCGGCGGCGCCTGGTATGCGGTGTGGTCGGGGACGGCCGTGGCCGCCTAGCGCCATTTCGCCGCACCCATGGGGCGTTGCGGGCCTCGGCGATCACCGCTAGTCAGGGGTCTCCATGACTGTGTCACCCCTGAAATAAAGAACGGCCCGGCCCCCAAAGCCGGGCCGTTCTCCTTTTCAGCGCGCGCCATCGCCGCGCCCTCGGCAGCCAGCCCATTCCAGCACCCAGCGTGACGGAGGCTTCATGGCCACAGGTGTTCTATTGCCCGCGCCGGTGTTCATCGCGCTCGGCGGCGATGGCGAGGTGATCCCGGGCGCCCTGCTGCAATTCTACCTGACCACCACCACGACGCCGGCGACGGTCTATGCCGACGGGGCGCTGACGACGCCGCTCAGCAATCCGGTGGTCGCCAACGGCTCGGGGCAGTTCCCGGCCATCTATCTGGACCCCACGGTCACCTACCGCATCCAGCTGCAGAACGCCTCGGCGAGCGTGCTGGCGGACATCGACCCGGCCAACCTGGATGTGGTCGCCGCCACGCAGACGCAGGTCAACGCGGGGACGGCCACCGGGGTCTATGTCAGCCCGGCGACCCTGGCGGCGTGGACAGGCGTGGCCACGGCGCTGGGCTATACGCCGCTGAACAAGGGCGGGGATTTCGCCACCGGCCTCAACATCGTGGCCGGCAATCTCAACATCGCCGCCGTGGGCTATCTGGGCTGTCCGGTGAACGAGCAGGACGGCGCCTACACGATCGGCGTGAACGACGCCGGCAAGATGCTGAGGTGCAATAGCGGCGCGGCCGTCACCTACACCCTGCCGAGCGTGGCCACCAACGGCTGGGCGGTGGGGACCACCCTCGTGTTCCGCAACGCGGGCGCGGGGACGCTGTCCATCGCTCCGGCCTCGGGGGTGACCCTCGTCATCGCCGGGGCCAATTCCAGCGGCCCGCGCGCGCTGGCGCAATACGGCCTGGCCACGGCGGTGATGGAGGCGGCCAACACGTGGGTCGTCAGCGGGACCGGCCTCAGTTGAGCGGCGCGCTTGACGTGCTGCTGGATAGCGCCAACAGCGGAGGGGGCGGATCGATCGGCCCGACCTCGTGGGCCAATATCTTCAGCCTGGGATTCGGCTTCAACCCGGCGGTGACGCTCTCGACCATCAGCGGCGCGCCCGCCCTCTCGGCCACGGTCACGGGAACGCCGGGCGGCCTCTACACCGATCACAACGGGGTGGTGGCGCCCTACGCCGGCCCGCTCACTTGCCACAACGGCGATACCCTGAGCTGGGGCGTGCAGAACACTGGCACGGCGGCCATCTCCGGGTCGGTCACGGTCGAGAACAGCGGCGCGGTGGTGGGGAGCTTCACCTATCTGGTGAAGGCGCCGTCATGATCCGCATCGAGCGCGATCCCGCCTTCTGGACGGCGGTGGCCAGCCATCCGGCGGTGGCGAGCGGCCTCTACGGCATCCGCCCGGACGTGGTGGGGGCGTTCGCCACGCGCGACGACGTGCTGCCCCTGGCGGCCACGCACGGCGGCTACCTCTTCGCGCGCACCGATCCGCTGGGGCTGATCTGCGAGCTGCACAGCCTGTTCACGCCGGAGGGCTGGGGCCGCGAGGTGGTGCGCGCGGGGCTGGAGGCGCTGCACGTCCTCTTCGCCGCCATGGACTATCGCCTGCTGACGACCCTGGAAGTGGCCGGCAACGCCCGCAGCCGTCCGCCGCGCCGGTGCGGCTTCGCCCCGGCCGGGGACTGGCGCGCGACGCCCATGGGCTCGTTCCGCCTGTGGCTGCTGACGAGAGACGCCTGGGAGGCCTCGCCCATGTTCCGGCCCAGATCGACCCCGCAATGAGGAAAACTTAGATGCCCGCCGCACTTCCCCTAGCCATCATCGGCGCCGGCGTGGCCGGCGCGGGCGCGAGCCTGATCGCCTCCAACAACGCAACCAGCGCGGCCTCCAACGCCGCGGCGCAGAACAACGCCCTCGAGTCGCAGATCTACCAGACCAACGAGGGACTGGAGCAGCCCTATATCCAGAGCGGCGACGCCGCCGAGACGGAGCTGAACGGCTTCCTGGGGTTGGGCGGCAATCCGCAGGCGACGCAGACGGCGTTCAACAACTACCTGAACAGCACCGGCTACCAGTTCAACCTCGACCAGGGCCTGGACAGCGTGGCGCAGAGCAAGGCCGCGTCGGGCCTCTTGGGAAGCGGCTCGCTGGTGAAGTCGCTGGACGCCTACGGCACGGGCCTGGCGGACCAGTACGGCCAGCAGTACGTCGGCGCCCTGCAGAACGAGGTCAGCACCGGCTCGAACAGCGCCAATGCGCTGGCCGGCCAGGGCGAGACCTACGCCGGGGCCGTGAGCGCCAACAACAACAGCGCCGCCAGCGCCAGCGCCAACGCCGGCCTCTCCAGCGCCAACGCATTCAACGGGCTGCTGGGGACGACGCTGGGCGCCTATGGCCTGAGCAAGGGCGGTTCGAGCTATCTGGCCGGCGGCGGCGGCTACAACGCCTTCGCTCCGGGAATTGGAGGATGA